GATACCATAAATAAATTTTAAGGTGTTGTTGAAAACGTCAATTCACTTAAAGCTTTTTCCGTTAAATTTGGTACGGTAGCGTAACCTAAAGTTTTTGTTTTATATTTTTGATAGTAGTCATCATAGTATTTTGCTTTAAATAAATATTTTGTTTCAGTTGATTCGGTTTCAATTAATTGTATTTGAAATTCACCAAATGCATCAGCAGTTGATTCTTTTGTACATGGTTCGATGAATGTTTCATCATAGGGAACAAAATCTTTATTTATCACAATTAAAGTAAAATCAGAAGTTTGCAATTCGCCAATAATATCCCTAGTATGACCATAAATAAAACATTTTGCGGGTTCATCGGGAATAGGTTTGTAATAGTTATAACTTAATGACGCCGATGAAAAAGTGGGTGTTACTTGATCGTCGGTAGTTTTAAGATATGCTAACACTTTAACATAGGTACCACTATCTTCAATTTCTAAAGATGATAAGTTAGTATTTATTTCACTCCAAGTATTACTTTCTTCAACCCCACCTGTTGTTGTTTCCCAAGAACTACCATTAAACCATTTTCTAACAACACCAAGAACAATTTGGAATCTAACATCGGTATCTGTTGGCATGGTAACATCAGCAAAAAAAGAAACTAACCCATCAGAAAAAACACCTGAATTGTTTAAAATTGTTGGTGAATCGGTATCATAACCCTCATCGGCAAGAACATTGACTATAAAATTAGAAATTGATTGTTGATCATTTGAATCTTGAAAATGAATTTTAAATTGCCCGTAAACCTCTCCAACAACGTCTAAATTTGGAAAATATTGATTAAATTCTGCTTTAGTATTGGCTTGTGCATATGAACCATCCGAAATTGCAAAATCCGCACCATCCCAATAAAGATAGTTTCCCGACCTTCCAACTTGTAAAGTGTATTTAGGGGAATTGCTTTCAGTTGTTGTTAATGTATTAATGGCTTGTAACGCACCAACTCCCACATGCTGCATTTCTGGCATTGTAATAACATCGCCTAAATAATCATATTCATAAATATTTGACCAATTTGGCGTATAATTTGACGTATGTTGAACGGTATCAAAAACGAGAACATCAGCGAGTGAAAATGCTTGATTTGAATTAGCGCCCATTCTCCACAAAGTTGGTGCGTTAACTGTTCCCGTTCCTGAAGCGGTAATTTTATTTACACCATTAACAAAAAATCTAGACTGGCCACTCGTTGCATTGTAATTAAGTTCAAATTCATAAGTTTGACCGGAAACAGCAGAAAAAGCAAAAGTGTTATTAAAAATTTGAACACCTGAAGAATCAGAAACGTAGCATTGGATATATCCAGAATTATGTACAATGTAAATTCTGCTAAGGCTATTTGGAGATGATTGCAAGATATATTGACTACTTGGCGCACTGCCAGTATAGTTAGGTTTCCATCTAAAACGGATACATCCTTGTTGTGCCATTGAAGAAAAATTATTTGTGTTGTACTCTATCCAAGCATTACCACCGGTAAAATCTAAAAGACCATCGTGAACACTGGCCGATCCACCTAAAGAACCCGTTAAAGTACCGTTACCCCAACTTGCGTTTTCATCATTAGTGAAACTTGCATAAAAAATAGCATCCGTTGGGCGTTTACTTTTTTGTTGCAGTGTACCACCGGAAAACTCTGTTTTTGCACTATCGTAAGTAAAACCAACATCACTATCAAAGGTTTCAATGAAATCGAAATTGTCTTGAAGTAATTTTAATCGACCATTGTCAACAATATCAATTAAATCACTATTGTAAGTAAAATTAAGAGGGTCATCAACCGTTATTACTTGAGTTAAAGACATTTTTTAAATACTCCAATTTAAATCTGTTGGTTTAAATCCTGCTGTATTGGCACCTGCAAAAGAACTTTCAGCGGGATCGGCGTAAATATTCCAATCACTACCATCAGGTTTAACAATAAGTTTACCCATTTGTTTTACACTATTTGATTCAACTAAAATCGGAAGGTGCCTATTTGAAGCGGGTTTCATTCTTGTAGGTATATTATTCTCATCAATAGTGAAAGGTGTACCACTTACCGATGTACCAGAAATATTAGCAACAATGGAACAAGTAACCATGTTGTTTACTCTAGTAAAGCTAAATACCGTGTTAGTTGTAAAAGGTCCGGTGGTAGTGCAAGAAAAAGTTGGTGTTGTTTCAACCGCTTCAACCACTTCCCAATGATTTTCAGTTGTGGGGGTATCTTGTTTAGCTTTAAATTTTACATAGCCGTTATAGATATAGGAATCCATGTTAGCACCATCAGCTTTTGTTAATGGCGATCCATCAGAACTTTGAAATAATGTTTGATAAGTAGTAGATTGATTGTAAAAAGTGAAAGATTCACCCGCTTTAATTCCAGTAGATGGTAATACTATAGTAAATTGTGCATCGGGAGTGAAAACTTGAATTCTTTTATGTGAAGCTGTCAAAGTAAAAACATTAGCAGGTGATTCGGTGCCTTGTGGATCGGCACCATAGTGTGCAACATCAGAAACACCGCCTAAAAACTTTTTAAGGCCCGTGTAGTTTTGAATTTGATCATTAGCAATTTCAAGAGAAGTGACAAGCCAATGTGAATTACTTGTGGGTGTATCTTGAAGTGGTGTAATTTCACGCATCCCAACACCTTCAATAGTATCAACTGCTGAAGCGTCGGAACTTTGAATAGTTATCGTGTAAGTGGATCTATTTATAATTTTTAATGGTTCACCTTCAATGATATCAGTTGTTGGGAGTTTAACCGTTATATTACTACTTGGGTTTAAAATAGATGTTCTATTGTTCCCTACCGTCATTTGAAACGGAGTTGAACCACCAACTTGCGGGTTGGTCCCAATGTATGATAACCCAAGGCATTGCCAATAATCGTCATCTGTTAAAGCGTTTCCTTCGTTATCATCGTCTATTGATCGATATATAGTACCATTGCTATCAGTTGCTAAACTTCCAGTATAATAAATTGTGTCCGTATTCCATTCGGCGATACCTGTTTGCATTAAATACGCAAGTTGCCTAGAAAAAAGAAAATCTAAAGCATTTCGATCTTGTAAAGCAGGTGCGTTATTGTTAACAACTGCTGAGGCCCAACCATTAAGATAAGCACTTAAACCCTGTATAGTGTCAGGGTCATCAGAATAAGCAATTGAACCCGCTTTTAACGATCCAAATTGAGCCAAATTATTAGTTGGCACTAAACTACCACCAAAGATTTTTTGATGTTTTCTTGTAATTTTTGACATTTTGAAAATCCTTTAAGCTATTTTATCTTCATATGAAAACCATTGATAACCGTTGAAACCTGTTAAGTAATCAGAATAACCCAATTCGTTACCAGCATTAAAAGTGTAATCTTGAAACCCGTAAAGTTTTTCCGGGTCTTCAACTTCAAATACACCTGCTAAATTCACACCCATTGGTTTTGGAAGTAAACCTTGAGTAACTGCAAGTAAAACAAAATAAGATCTACTTTCTAAAACTGTATAAGTGATAGTCATATTTTTTAAATCAAAACAAATAACATCAGTACCAAAAAAATCATAGAGTAAATTTTGGATATCATAAAGTGAACTACCTGCGTTATTTAATACAATTTTAAATCTCAATAGATATCTGTATTCATCATCAGTTAAATCAGAAAACGAACTAGCAAGGTAAACGTACCGATAAGTTTGACTATCTGAATTAGTATCGGAATCGGTATAATCGGTAAAACCTACATATTCGGTTGAAGGGTTATAAGTTGTGTAATCTACTAATTGAAACCAATTCCTTGAAATTTCATTAACAACACGTCTTGAAAAACCAATGTATTCGCCTAGAATATCAAGTTGATCCCCCACAGCAGTGTCGATACTAAAACCTTTTGATATTTCCATTGGTAAAAGACCACAAAGCGCCGTTTCAACTAAAACCCCAATTGTAGCTCTAGCTTTTGTTTTATCGACATATTGAGAAATCAATAAATCTTTGTAATATTCAATTGCGGTTTCTAAATCAGTAGTCATATTAAACCACCGTCATATTAATTCGACTAGTTGACATTATAAATCTACTATCAATTGAACTTGGTTCAAGATAAGAAGCATAACCCCCCGCATAGTCACTTACACCCCCACTTATTACAACTGCTAATGGGTCAAGTTCTTTTACCCAGGTTGTAATAGCTGTAAAATCTGCAATTTCGTTTATATCGTATGCAAAATTAGTATAAATTTGATTTTTGATATAATCCTCATCGATAACATGAAGTGCGTCAAGAGATTGCAAAGTCATACTAATGTATAAATCCTCATAATTGGGCCTATCAAAAGCAACTGTGAAAATGGTGCCGTTTACTTGTTCAATATCAACTGTTGAACTTCCCGACATTCCGCAACCGGCATTTCTTTTTCTGTAAATCACATCTGCTATTTCATCATCGTCTCCACCGTCAATAATGCACCAAATCGAATGTGCTGGAATACCATCACCGTCAACTGAATCGGTATTGTTTTCATAAACAGCAGCGTCTACAACATCAGATAAGTTTTTAAGAGCACTTTCCAACCCTTCTAAAAAACCAGTTGATTGGATCGAAACAGAGGATTGTCGTCTTATTCTTAGTTCGCTATCTGTTTCCTCATCCACACCTTGATTAACTGCTGAATCATCATTGTTAACTGCTGTAATCCCAAGTGTGATAGTTTTGATTTCTGTTATGGTATCTATTGTAGTTGCCACATCTCCAGCTTCAGCAGCTCTAAATAAAACCTCAGTATCCCCCGCTGATAAAGTAACAGTTTCTAATAAATAAAATTCATTTCCCGCATCGTCGGCAACTGTAAAGGGATCGTCGGGATTAGTGTCTAAACCATAAATTGTTACCGTTCTATCCGCTGTTATCGTTATATTGGTAGTTGTATAAGTTGCTCCCCGACGAATTACACCATTTATAGCGCATCTTTGATCTAAAGTAGTACCAATAGCAATTTCAGGTGAAAAACTATTGTAAACTGAAACTATAGCGTCAAGTAAATCCGCTTTTGCTTGCGCATAAATATTAATCATTTGTCCGTCGGGACTATTACCATCAACATTGATGTCGTCGCCATAAATAGCTTTTAATTTTTCAACAACATCGTCAACAATTTCTTGCAAAGTTTCAACATGTAAACCATCTTCATCTATGTAATTATTTGTCATATGATTAAACTCCCACCGATATTTTGAGAATAGATTGTATCAACATCGTAAGAAATTGTCGCTTTTCGATTAATGTCAAGTTCAAAAACAATATCGGTAACTCTTGTAACACCGTAACAATTTAAAATTTTGTTTTTAAGTGATAAAATCACAAATTCGGTATTTTTTTGACCTAAAAGAGTAAACCAAGAAACACCTAAAGTTAAATCAAAAAAGCATTCGGTTAAAAAAGTTTTTAAAGTTGTTTCAATATTTTTCATAATGGCATTATTTTCGGTTAGGTAATCTTGTTTACCTTTTCCAAAACACCAATCACTTTCACCTGTTAAATTTCTAAAAATCATATACTACCCCAACAATAAGTCAAATTGTGCTTTCCTTGCCGTCAATGCTGCTATTGTAGTTGGTGACAAAGTTACAGGGTAACCCGGAGCACAATTTGTTGTTGTTAAAGCGTTTAAATCATCAATTAAACCGTCTATTAAAGTTTTCAAAGTGTTTGTACTATTTTTAAGTTCTAAAAGTTTTGAACCCGCATCAATTCCAACTTTTCCCAATGAAAAAGAAGGGGGATCGGAAAGGGATCTAATCCCAACTAAAACCATACCATCACTTAAACTATGCATTCTTTGACTATTTGGCTCAGTTTTTTCACCGCTTAAAAACCAGTTATCAATACTTCTATCATTAAAAAGAATAATGCAGGTGTCCCCACTTTCAGGTGGCATGTTTACAAAAGCATCCCCCGCTGTTAGAACAAAAACGGGACAATCTGTTAAAAGTGGGTAGTCGTAAACACTACCGTTATCAAGTTTTTTCTTTGCATTAACTGAAACTTTAGCGGTGCAAGTTACTAAATCGAAAGCTTCAATAGTCCCAACTTGAACACAATTTAATGATGAAAAAATAATGTTTCTTTGTTTCTCTAAAACATCGATTAGTTCAGGGTTAGCTATTGGTCCTAAAACTTTTTCATCAAACATTTTAATTTACCACCGGTCTAAAGGCGTTTCCCGCCCATAAAGTTATTGTTGTTCGACATTCACCCCCAATTGAATCGGAAATTACCCCCCTATGTGAAACACCAACAACTTTATAAGTACCACTAAAAAATTTAGTTGTTGATGATTCGAGTTTAAGAAGTTGAGATATCTTTAATTTTGGCTCAAAAAGTGTACTAACTTCTAAAGTTGCTTCCGCTCTTTTTGGGGTTTCAAGTAAGCCACTATTCGAATTTATTAAAAGCACATCCCCTGCAATTACTTCGCTTTTATCTAAAGCATATGCATTTCTAGAATCGATATAAAAACCACCGTTTGTATATTGTTTTAATAATTCGGCGGGATTTCCAAAAAGAACAATCCCCCTTTTTGTTTGATCGGTATAAGTACTACCGATAACTTTCTCATTAATATTTGATAAACTATCCATTAAAATTTGAATGATTCCAACTTGTGGTGTACCCGCCGGTAAAGATTTTGAAACAAAACCGTTTACAAGCGAATGTCCCCCGTCATAACATTCAAAATCGGTCCTGAAGTTGCTACCCGTACGATAACTATATGCACTGCGAATATTACCATTAAACACCATAGGCAAACTGTTAGTGTCTTCCGCGCTGTAACCGGCAAAAAGTTGAATAGCCCTAAACGTACTAACGTCATATTGATCCTTAAAAATCTTATTTCTAGTTTTTTCATTTAAGTTATAAACGGTAAAAGATCCCATATTAGCTGAACTTAAATTGTGTCTAACAACAGAAAATTCTAAAGTTAGTGGGCTGGCAATCTCGATGTGATCCCCTGCCACCGTTTCAACTTTTAAAATGAATTTTCTATTGAATTTAGCCATATAATCCGTCTTCTATTTCTTCAACATCATCAGAAGTTAAAAAATAAAATTTCGCATCACCACCACTAAAAGCGTCGTCTGTCATAGGGTCTTGACCACTTGCAGTGTAAATCCCAATCCCAAAAGGTAATTGGTTTTTAAATTGCCTTAAAATGTTATAACTTTTAACTAGCAGCGTGTTATAAATAGCAAAATCTTGCCATTCCAAACCAAAAAACCAAGCATTTTGATTTGATTTAAACTCTAAATAAAGCGTAGCTCTTTCGTAACCTTCAACATCTAAAAGATGTTTTTGTTTTGGCTCATTAGTAATTTCTGTTATTTGAAGTACCAAGTTTAATCTCCACTAACAGCGTCAAATGCGGACGCTGCAACCGATTTACCTTTAGAAACTCCCTTGTCTGCCACATCCGATTTTTGTTCTTTTATTCTTCCAAGTAATTCACCGGCAATTGTTTGCGTTTCAACTAATCTAATTTGTTTAAAAGTCGCTGTAATAGTTGTTACATCTTTTGTCGATTCATCTTGTTCAAAAGTTAAACTTTCAATAACCATGTTTTTAAAAGTTTTCCAGGGGGTTTCTACTGTTAAAATACCCCTTTTATCTCTAAACTCAGATAGTGTTAAATATGCTTCCTGTTGGTAGTTTTTACCAAAACTATCTGAAAACATCCCCGCCAAACTATCAAGTTGGTTTAATGCCGTTGTAGCCGCACTTTTAAGCCTTGAAACTTCACTTAGATGTCTTTGTGCTGAAAGGGATTGTTCGGGGGTTAATACTCCAAGTGGTCCCAACCTGTCTAAAACTTCTTGGGCATATGTTTCTAAAGCGGTTTTGCTATGTATTAATTCCCCAACTTCACCTGTTAAAGTTATCCTAACGGGTTCTAAGGCAATATGATCTTGGATAGCCGAATTGTCTTCTAACCAATGATCCGTTATTTGGGAATTTAATTGAAGTTGTTCACTTATCGGGATATCAAAAACAAAACCTGCAATACCGGGTTTAGTTTCATCATCAAAAATTAAAGCAGCAGCGCCGGGGATTAAACTAAGTGCTGAACCCCCAACTTGTATAACACTTGAAGCTGCTGCTGCACTTGCTAAGAAACTCATGGTGTTTCACCTATTGGCATTTGAAACATTGTTTTAGCTGCATTGTCGTTAAACTCTCTAAATCTTTTTTCTATTCTTTTCGCCACATCATCGGGATTACCAGCGCCATTAACATTAATATTCACGTTATTTGTTTGATTAGTTGTGGCCGTTGTTGTTCTTGTAGATGTTGTAGGTTTAAAACTTTTGGGTGTCGCATCGCTACCGATCCAATCCATGGCTTTATCCATCACATTACCGATTTGCTCACTAAATTTTCCAAAAGTGACAAGATCGGCAACAGTAGCAAGTAATACCACGACATCTTTTAAAACATTCTTTAAATCGGAATATCTTTCAATGATTCTGCCAATTATTGAATCATCACCCCTAGCAAAACTTGCAATATCTTCTAAAAGAAGTGATATTGCTATTAATGCAGCAGTTACCGGGAAAAAATAAGCTGCAACTGCGATAGCGATACCCCCAAGTATTGGACCAATCGACTTAAACCTATCACCAAGCCATTGAATACCCCTAACACCGTCTGATATCGCCATATTCATTCGATCAAAAGTCTTTAACACAAATTCAGCAATCGGTTGGACAACAAGGCCAAATTTTTGAAATGTCCTTTTAGCGTTATCCCAAATACGATTGTAAAGAAGATTAAACTCTTTTAATTTTTTAATTTCATCATCAGAAAGTAAAAGTGATTTATTTGTTGGTTCAAGCGATCTAGCTTCCTTTAAAAAATTAATCATGTTTTCACTTAAACCAACATCAGCAGCGAGTTTCGCACCAATAGCACTTGGGAACAATTTTAATTTCTTTTGTAATTGATCTAAAATATCGAATGGGTCTTGTCTTGGATCGATTCCAAGCATTGCCCATGGTGCGATGTTACCCCTACCAAAAGAAATTTCTACCGCTTCACGTTTTAAATTGGCGATACTGCTTTGCATTTCTTCAGCACTTACCCCTGAAGCAGCAGCCATTTGTTGCCACCTTTGAAGTGCTTGTGTTGAAAGACCGGTTAATTTACTGAATTTATCAAGTTCAAAAGCAACCTTTGATATTTCTCTTGTTAAAAGAGTAGTAGCACCAACAGCAGCTAATATTTGAAGTCTCATAGTTGTTAAAGGGCCTAAAAACTCCCTAATGCGATCCCCCGCTTCTCTTAAATGCCCGTCAACCTTTCCCGCTGCTCCCGCTAATTTTCCTGCTGCACTGGCCGCTTTATTTGTAGCTTCTTCAAATTTAGGGATATCGCCTATTTTGTCACTTTTAACACCTAGTTTTAAAAATATATCAGCAATTTTCATTTTGCTTTTTCCCTTCCCAATTCAAAATTTTGGTGTTCGTATTCAGCTTTAAATTTCAAGTAGTCGTATGCTGCTAAAACTGTACTCGTATCGGTCTTTAATATCTCGTTTATCGATCCAAAACCAGCGTTTGAAAGTTCGCAAACAATCCAAAGTTTACTTGGCATTGTTGAAGTTACTCTGGGTTTTGGGGTTGTATCTGGGAAACTGTGCTTAAAATTGAAATAAGATTTTCGAAAAAAGGGGATAACTGCACCCTCAAAAGATGAAAAGAGGATAAAAGGTAATCCCCCCTATTTTCTTTTTTCTCGAAAGTTGAACTATCAATTTTAAGACCATTATAAGTAGCTCTCGGCCAACATTTTCTAATATTTTCCCTAACAACTTTTGACGCGAGAAGTGAACACACCGGGCCAATTAGCGTGGTGTGTTCCTTCTCTAACAGAGTTTTTAAATCAAAACCCTGTATATCCAAACCCATTTTTTTAACTTCGTTAGCAATGTCTTGCATTAAATCAACCCCTTCCTCGAAAGGAAGCAAGGTTATATCTAAAACCGCACCGCTTGGCAGTGTTATTTTTTCAGTCATTAGCTAATTGCTCTTGGTGCTAAAGCGAATTGCAATGTGTAAATTGCTATCACTTGGTTAGTATCGCCTTCAACATTTGAAGTGGTATCAATATTTTTTGTAAAAATACCACCTGTTAAAATATAAGTATCGACAATAACATTACCATCACCGTCACCAATGTTTTTAGAAATTTCACCATTCATTAAAACAAAATTTGGTAAATCAGATTTTTGAAGATTATGGAGTGTGTTTAAATATTTATCATCTTCACTACCTCTTAAAACCTGAACTTCTAAAGTTGCTTGGTTACCACTTTCATTAGCGGAAAAAATAGTGTTTCCATTTTTACCTGTTTTTACCGTTACGATATCGGTATTAAAAGTAAGTTTACCGATGTCGCCCGGTCCAAAATCCGCTAAAATGCGATCGTTTATTTTAATCGTATCTTTTCCAATTACTCTAAAGGTTGTCATTGTTTTACCCCTTATTTATTAATATTGATTATTGCTTCGGTCGTATGAATTGCACCGGCGAATTTAATAGCAATCTGCACAAGTGGTGATTCCCTAGCTTCGCGTTCCGCTTGGCTTTGCTCGGCTATAGGTGAACTGTAGATATAAAAACCAAAATCAGCTATATTTCTTACAAAATCTTCAGGATCTCCGAAAGTATCCCCACTATTCCATGTTCCAGGTGCAACAAATCTGTTTGATACCGCTCTTTGACAAACCGCCCGGTATGCACCTTTTAAACCATTCATACCTTCTTCAGTTTGAGGAATCTTAGTTGAAGTTGTTGCAAGATAGTTAAAACCTGCTACTTCTAAAGCACCAATAAACCAATTCATATTATATTCATCATCAAAGAAACTATTAGCGCCGAAACTTATAACTGAACTTCTGCCAGCTATTGACACATAAATATCCGATCCTACCGCTTCAGCTTTTCCATAAACTGTTTGGCTTATATCATCTGAACTAATGCCAGAAAGTTGCTTTAAATTCATTGTTTGGGCGGTATTTGAACCACTAAAATTAGTACTCATACCCCGGCCAGCATATGCCCATTTCATCGATTCTGAATCAGTACTAGAGCTATAATATAAACCTCTAGTTTTAGTTAATGTTTGGTCTTGGATATCATAAAGCAAACCATCTTCTTCTAAATCATCAGAATCATATGAAACCACAAAAAGAAGTTTACTAATAGATTGGCAATAAGTAGCTGCTGCTAGCACTTCTTCTGCATCTGCTGAATAGGTATAAGAACAACCACCAAAATAAATGGTGTCTTTCACTCTAGCTATTGCATCGGCCAAATCTTCTGAAGGCCCATTAATGAAAACAACAAATTTACCCCCACCAGTTTTTATATTTGGTGATTGTGCGAAAACCGCAACAGCAGCTTTATAAACTTCGCTACTGGATCCCCAATCAGTCAAAACATCAGTTGAATTGGTATAAACCGCATAATCTGTTATCGATGCAATTGGCGTATCTTTCGTGAAACAAGCTAAGTTGTTTATGGAGTAAGGTGCAAGGCCCGCCGGTGGCGTCGAAACTGAAATTGTAATGATATTCGAAATGTTTAACATTTTATCCCCTTTCTAAGATTCACTAGTAATTGTATTTTCAAAATGTTCATAATATTCAACATCTTTAGTAACTTCATATGCTCTAATAACCCTAATGGTTATACTTAAACGGTACACTATCGCAGTGTTTTCTAAAAACGAAGTGTCATTAACTGTAGTTGGCACTGTTGAAATCTTAAACCCATAACGTTCTTGTATTTGAATACTATAAGTTGAAGCTAAAGCACCTAAAACTTGAGGTAACGCCGAAAGCGCCGACGTATCTTTTGAAAAAACCTCAATGGCGATAGTTTCTTGGTATGTTTGACTGATTTTCTCCGTTGTACCGAGAAACTTTCTATTATTTCCAATGGGTGTGATACCCATCTGCCCAACTGAAATGTGTAAACCGGGATCGGTCGGAATATCTTGTTTTTCATTGTATATCCAAATTTGATCGTCGGTTAATGACATTTGATCTTGTAAAATGTCACATATATGTAAAATTGTGAGTCTGTCCGTCATGATGAAAAATCCTCACAAATTTCATAATCAATATACCCATATTCTTGAAAATCTTGTTTCGCCATTACTCGATATCTAATTGAATCAAAAACAACCACATCGTCGGGATTTAGTTCTAAAGTAGTTAATGCAAAAATATGTTGCCACCGCCAAGCTCTTTGACCTTCAGGTTTAACCAAAAGTTCTTGTGGTTTTAAAGGTACCCTAACTGCTGTTGTTTCAACCGATGATTCGGTTTCAACTTCTTGGTGGTCAACAATAGCTTTAGTGATAACTGTAAAAGTTATTGGTTGCATCCATGCCCGAATAACATTACTCATGTTTGGTAAATTGGGATATACCATTAGCTACCCCCTACCACTTCATGAGTTATCGATTTAAGAAGTTCCCCCGTATCTTGAAGCATTTTTGTTGATTTTCTAAGTCTAGCTAAACTTAATTTTTTTGGATTTTTACGTCTTAAAATTGTGGTGTCACTTAATGGTGGCCAACTGCCAAAACCTTGAGATTCAAAAGTATCGTGAATGTATTCAACCCATTTCATGCCAAATTTTTCAAGGGTGTTGTTCCACCTATTTTCAAAAATGGATTTTAAAATACCTTCAAAATTTCCATCAACAAAACTTTGAAATTCTTTAT